GGGATGCTCGACGGCTGGCAAGCCGCCGGCGGCCACGGCAACGCCGGGAACGCAACACGGGCGGAGCAGGACTACCGCGCCTGGGTCCTCTACAAGCGCTACGGCACCAGCCCCTGGCGTCCCTACGACGGCTGCTAGGTGACCTGGCCCGTGTTCGCGCTCGCCATCCTCCTCATCGTCGTGATCGCGTGGGCGCTCACACGAAGGTGAACGGGCCGCAGGACGGGATCGCCTACCTGCTCCGCCTCATCGGCCAGCTCCGCCACGAGCTCCGGCTCGCCCGCCAAGAGATCTCGCGGCAACGGATCCGCGCCGACCTCGCCACCTTGCGGCTCGAGCGCGCAACGAAACCCCGACGAAAGAAGGTGAACGGATGACCGATTCGAGCGGGTTGGCGCAAGCCCTTGTCGACGCGCAGACCGCGATGCCGGCCGTGAAGAAGGACGGCAAGAACCCGCACTTCGACAGCACGTTCGTCACGCTCGACGAGCTGATCGCCGTCACACGGCCGGTGCTGAACCAGCACGGGCTCGCGATCAGGCAGCTCCCGATCACCAACGACGCCGGGATGCCGATCCTGCGGACAACGATCGTGCACGGGGCCTCGGGTGAGGAGCTGACCGCCGACACGCCGTTGTTCCTGCCGCGGAACGATATGCAGGCGTTCGGGGCGGCGGTCACGTATGCGCGCCGGTATGCGTGGGCGGCGATGCTCGGGATCGCGAGCGAAGAAGACGACGACGGCAACAGCGCCACCCCAACGGACGCGGCGCCGTCGCAGCCGAAGGCGAAGATGATCACCGACGCGCAGAAGAAGAAGCTGGGTGCGGTCGTCAATCAGCTCGACCGCGACGCTGCGCCGATCCCGCCGGAATGCGCCGAAGCGGAAACGTGGGTCGAGGTGCTCCGGTTGCGGCTCGAGCAGGACTACGGTGTCGTCACTCGGACAGCGCTCACCTCCAGCCAGGCGTCCAGGCTGATCGACTGGTTCGAGTCGATGGCGATTCCGTTCTGAGATGAACGAGGACGGCTGGATCGTGATCCCGAACTGGCCTGACTTCCAGCACTACAAGGACCGCGACCCGACATGGATCAAGGACTACGTGTCCCAACTCCACGACGACGATTGGCAGAGCCTCTCGATCACCGAGCGTGGGGCGTTGCAAACGTTGCGGTTGATGTACGCAGCTAGTGACGGAAAACTGCCTACATCGGTAGCTAGATCGGCGATCGTGTCACGAGGTATACGCATAAGTCGCATCCTCGAACGGCTTAGCGATGCGGGTTTGATCGAGGTTCGTGCTAGCAAGCCGCTAGCCCAGAGAAGAGAAGAGGAGAAAAAAGAAGACGCTGCTAGCAAACCGAAGAACAAAAACCCCGCCGCGACCCGCCGTGAGAACGCCGGCGCTTACCGCAAACACATCCCCGAACCGGCACCCGAGAGGTTCGTGCCGCTCGAGCAGATCGAGGCGTACGCGCTCACCCTGAAAGCCAAACCGCGATGAAGAGCGGCGACCGCGTCACCACACCCAAAGGCCCCGGCACCGTCCGCGGCTTCGACGACCGCACCACGATGAACGCCGGCAAACCGTTGCATGAAGCCTGGGTGATCGTCGAGCTCGACGCGAAGCGCGGCACACGGCGATGGTGTCTCGCGAAGACGGTGCGCCTACAATCGAAATCGCCAACCAAGGGAGGCCCAGCATGAGCACCACCGAGCCCGACACACCCAACAGCGAGCCCGACACCGACGACGACGGCCCCAACACCGTCGTGGTGGTCGGCGACAACGCAACCGTCAACCTCACCGACCAGGACGACGACGACGGTGACGCCGGCGACGGCACCACGCCCTAACCACCGATGACCGGTTCGGTCGGTTACGTCGACCTGATCCCGATCTACACCACCGCCGCCGACCGCGACACGAACAGCGGCTGGAACCCCGGCGACCTCGTCTACAGCCAGGACAGCGGCTACGCGTACTACGACGGCACCACCTGGCACACACTCAACGCCCTCGCGAGCTTCCTCCGTGCGTTCGGCCCAGACGCGTCCAGCGCTGTGCCGGCGAACGCGTGGACAGCGATCGTCCTGGACCCGGCCGGTGAGCCGTGGCGGCAGTTCGGCACACCATGCTGGGAATGGATCCCACCAGGCGACCCCGACTACACCGTCTCGCCGGCCGGGATCCGCTGCTTGAAAGAAGGGATCTACGATCTCACCGCAAGCGTGGTGTTCGACATCGGCACCGGCACCGGCACCCGCGGCGTCCGCGTGACCGAAGTCAGAGGCCCCTACGCCGGACAGTGGCAACTCACCACGAGTGTGCCGATGCCGAAAGCAACGCTGATCCCGGTCATCGTCAGCGGCGAGACGTACCAGTACCAAGGGAACATCATCGAGCTGCAGGCGTGGACCGACACCGCCACCCAGACGATGGCGAACCCGCAATCGGAATGGCTGTCAGCGACCTACCTGGGCACCCCCTGATTTTTTGTGGTGGCACCCGGCCGCACCCCGCGCCAGTCACGGTTTTTTCCCCCCTTCCACGATGAGAGCCGATGCCTGCGCAGGCGACACGAGCTAGCCTGAGCTCGGCGCAGCGCGGGTACGGTCGGCCGCATCGGGCGGTGCGGGAGCGGCTGGAGCCGTTGGTGTTGGCGGGCCGGGTGCGGTGTGCTCGGTGTGGGGAGCCGATCGTTCCGGGGGAGCCGTGGGACCTCGGTCACGAGGATGGTGACCGGACAAGGTATTCGGGGCCGGAGCATCGTCGTTGTAACCGCGCGACGTCGAGCCGCCGGCGTTGGGTTCCGCCGCCGCCGCCGGATCCGGTCAGGGAACGCGCCGGTCTCGAGGCCGATGACAGGTGTTGGCGGGTGCCGTGGCTCAGGGGGTTGCGGCGGCCGCCGGCGGACGCGGTTTGGCCGCGGTTGATGTCGGTGCCGCACCCGGCCGCGGTCGGGTCGCTCGGCCCGGGGTTCATCGCCTGGGCGGAGGCCCGCTCGGGGCGCCCGCTACGCTGGTGGCAGCGGTTGGTCGCGACCCGGCTGCTCGAGGTCGACGCCGACGGGCGGCTGGTGTGGGAGGCGCTCGTGCTGTCGATGGCGCGGCAGCTCGGGAAGAGCTGGCTGCTCCGCGAGCTCTTGTTGTGGCGGATCCATCAGGGCGAGCAGTTCGGGGAGCCGCAGGACGTGATGCACACCGGGAAGGATTTGGCGGTGTGCAAGGAGGTGCAGCGGCCCGCTCGGGTGTGGGCGAAGGCCCGCCCGGAGTACAAGGTGCGCGAGGTCAACGGGCAGGAGGAGATCGAGCTCCTCGAGGATGGGTCACGGTGGATGCTCCGCGCGAAGGAGGCCGTGTACGGGTACAGCGTGTCGTGCGCCGCGGCGGACGAGGCGTGGAAGGTCAAGGCGAGCTCGATCGAGGAGGGGTTGACGCCGACGATGGTGGAGCGATCGCAGCCGCAGCTGCTCCTGGTGTCGACGGCGCACCGTTTGGCAACGGCGCTGATGCTCTCACGCCGGCAGGCCGCGCTGGCAGCGCTGGAGTCGGGCGAGGGGGATCTGCTGATCGAATGGAGCGCGCCGCCCGGCGCCGCGCTGGAGGATCTCGGCGGGTGGCAGCTGGCGTCGCCGCACTGGACGCCGCAGCGGGAACGGCTGATCGCGCGGCAGCTCCGCGCCCTGGTCGACGGGGAGATCGAGGACCCGGAGGAGCCCGACCCGGAGCAGGCGTTCCGGGCGCAGTGGCTGAATCAGTGGCCGCAACGGGTGGTGGTGCCGACCGGGAAGACGGAGCCGCTGCTCGAGCCGGGGTTGTGGGCGTTCCTCGCCGAGCCCGGCCTGCAGGGTGGCGGGGAGCTCTATGTCGCGGTGGAGGACGATTTCGGGAATGGCGCCGCGGTCGCGGCCGCGTCGGTGCTCGACGATGGGCGGATCGAGGTGGACGGGTGGGCGACCGAGGACTGGGACGCGGCTATGCTCGATGTGCAGCGTCTTGCCGCGCTGCGCCGTGTTCGTCAGCTGTTCGTCGGCGCGTCGCTGCTGGCGCGGGTGCCGGTGGGGACCGCGCCCGCGCCGCAGCCCGCCGGCGGCGCCGAGACCCGCGTCGCGCTCCCCCTGCTCCGGGATCTCGCTGCAGGCGGGGTGCTCGTCCACGACGACACCCCCGAGCTCGACCAGGCGGTCACGCTGGCGCAGGTGCGCGAGGGGATCAACGGGCTCGCGCTCACAACCGTCGGGCAGCCGCACCTCGTGAAAGCGCTGTGCTGGGCCGTGAACGCGGCGCACAAACCTGCGCCCGTCCCCGCCATCTACTAGGATCCGGTCTAGTAATGGCGTGGCTGACGAGGGCGATCCGGCCGCTGTCGTCGGATCCGATACCGCCGAACCCGAACGACCCGGCGTCGGTCCCCCCGGCGACGGTCGGTCCCCCATCGGCGACCCCTGGCGATCCGCACGGCGTCACGATCGAAGGGCCCGACCCGGGCGCCGGGAGCTTGCCGCCGATCGTGCCGATGCCGTGGAGCGGGTGGCCGGCGGAGTGGTCGGCGCCGTACTGGACGATGGGCGGGATCCAGGAGCCGTTGTCGGACGTCGCGTGGATGTGCATCGACTTCAACGCGAGCGTGTTGTCGACGATGCCGCCGTACCTGGTCGGGGCCGCCTCGACGCTGTCGGCGGACTGGCTGAACAACCCTGACCCGGCGGTGTACGCGTCATGGGAGGAGTTCTGCAAGCAGGCGTTCTGGGACTACCAGGCGGTCGGGGAGGTGTTCGTGCTCACGACCGCCCGCTACTCGACGGGCTGGCCGGCCCGGTTCCATGTGGTGCCGCCGTGGATGGTCACGATCGACATCATCGACGGGCTCCGCGCCTA